TATTATCATAATTAGGGAAAACTTTTCTCAATTCAGTAGCTAAATTAGCAGCATAAAATAGATCTCTACAATAGTTTTCTAAGTAATCTTCTGGATATTCTGTAAATGTTCCTCCTTCTAAAATAAGTTCAAGTTTGTCAGGTACATGTCCATTACTATGATAAGTATCAAGTCGGTTTAATAATTGTCCAATAGCTAAAAAGTTGTGCTGATTAGCTCGTAGTACAGCAGGTTCTTGAAAAAGATAGCTTCTTGGCTGTGCTTGCCAATTGTTACCTTCATGTGCAGGTTCATTAGGGCAATAATAACAATTATGCTTGCAACTAAATGTTTGACCATTAGGAAAAGGAGCAGTAATAACTGTAATTGAAGTAATTCCAGAAATATTACGACCAGGTTTTTTTCTGAGTAAAAGCTTTAAAAGATCAATATGTTTTTTGAGACTATCATCAAAATCATCGGGTTTCAAAACTTTGTTGATGATATTTAAAAATTGGGATTTTCTCATAGAACCAATTTTTTTGAAAGATCGCAATTGTCGATTAAATTCGGGTTCAAATTTTTTAACGAGTTTGTTGTTATTACCAATATTGATTATATCTTTGTTTTTTTCAATCCAGGTCAAAAGATTAGTCAAAATTTGTTTGCATGCAGGAATGTCAAAATCGGCTGGATCAAAATTATTGTAATCATTAGTGCCTAATTTATTTTTAGTTTTAATAAAGTCTTCGATATCTGTATTCATTTTTTACAATAAAATGATTAGTTTAAATCACTTGATAATAAAAATAAAACAAATTTCAATTTTTTGTTTATTAAAATTATATATTAAATATTATTAATATTATTAATATATAATATTAATATGGAAAATTTAAACCTAGATATTAATACATACTCAATAAAAGAGTTAGAAAATTTATTTAAATTATCATCAAATTACAAAGAAGAAACTGTAGAACGACAAAAATTAATTATAGAAAAAAGTATTTTTAATAGTAGTATAAATGATGATAAAAAACAAGAACTAATGATATTTATTGATAATATAAAAAATCATTTAATAAATAATTTAAATTTAACGCGATTAAAAATTGCATCTAATGTCAAACAATATGATGAAAATCATTTTATAATAGAAAATAAAAATCAATTAAATAAATCAACAATTACAAGAAGTTACACAATTGATAGTTTATTTAGACAAAATTATGATTCAAAAATAAATCCTAGTGAAAGCCATAATTATACAATAGAGTTACCTGAAAATATTACAAAAGCAATCTCTATGTCAATTACATCTATTGAAATACCTTTATCATATTATAATATTAGTGAATATTTAAATAATAATAAATTTATGGTAGATAATAGCTTAATTGAAATAGAGTCAGGATTGTATGAAGTATATCGTTATGAAACATCTAGTTCTACAAATAAAGTAGGTAAACTTGTAGCAGCAGACATAATACAAAAAATAAATTTAGAACTAAATGATCAAGGTATAGATTTATCATTAAATGTAGATAGTATAACAGGTAAATCTACATTTGTTTCAACTTCTTCTTCTTCTAAAACAATAAATTTTAATTTAGACAATAGTTTTAACTGTGATAATAGTAGTAATAAAATATTTAAAAGTTATATAAATAACAAACCATACCAAAATTTAGGTTGGTTATTGGGATTTCGTGAAAATACAATAGATGTATCTGGTAGTAAAGAATCAGATACAATATGTAATATAGGCTATCCTAGATATGCTTATATAGCAATAGATGATTTTCAGTCACGATCAAAAAATTATTTTTCTGTTGCATCTGATAATATAGTTGCACCCAATATAATTGGTAGAATTAATATATTGTCATTATTAGAAAAAAAAGGCGGTTTTAAACAAGGAGCTGCAGTTGGTGATTTTGTATTTACACAAAAACATGTAAGAGAATATTTTGGACCAACAGATTTAAATAAGTTGAAAGTTAGTTTATTAGATGAATATGGTAGACCATTATCTTTAAATAATATGGAATGGAGTTTTGTTGTAAATTTTGAATGTTTATATAATTAAATAATACAACAAGATCTAGAATATAATCTAAAGCGACATGATTTAACACATGAATTATTGTTATCAATATTACTATCAATATTATTATCAATATTACTATCAATATGATTATTATCAATAATATTTTTATTAATCATATTGCTATCAATATTATTAATATATTTAGAATTATATAAAGTGGAAATATTGTAAATTTGTGGATTATTTTTGTATCTAACAGCATATTTATCATTTTGAATATCATAAATAATTTCAAATAAACTATTTTTTCGAGATTTAAAGAATAAAAATCGTTTGCGAATATTAATTGGTAATTTTCTTTCTGTTCCAATTAAAAAGTCTTCTCTATCAATCGAAATAATTTTATTAATTCTATCATAATAATGATTTTTCAAAAAATCTATTTTAAATTCGGGAATATTTACACAATCTCTAAAAAATTCATCAAGATATTCTTCTAATGCTGACATATTTAGTTTAGTTTTATTTGTTTAGATGTCGAGGAAAAAATAGTCAATTTTTTTCAATTTAATTTTAATTTTAATTTTATTTAAATTATTTCATCAGCTAACCCTAATTTCTTCTTCTTTTGCGAGTATATGTTATATGTTTTTTTTTATGATGTTTTTTTGTATGTCCAGATTTTTTTCTGTAATTTTTAAATATATTGTTAAAAGCCTTGTTAATTTCTTTAGTTGTTGGATTATATTTATCACTTGCAATAATATATCCAATTAAATTTCTTATTTTATAGTCTGTTTTTGAATCAGATTTTTTTATTATAATATTACGTAGTTTTATATATTTACTTGTTTTACTTGTTTTACTTGTTTTACTTGTTTTACTTGTTTTACTTGTTTTACTTGTTTTACTTGTTTTACTTGTTTTAATAGTAGAATATTTTGTTATTTTGCTAAATCTACCACCAGTTTTATTTGTTTGTATAAATAGTTCCAATGGTCCACGTATATTTGATGCATAACTTTGTAGTATTTCTCCTATATTTGGTATTTTTTCAATAAAAGATGCAATTCTTTTATTTAAGTCATCATTAATAATAGCAAGATTGCCCTGTGTTTCTGATTCTTTTTTATCATCTACCGCTTCGGCATACTCTTCGCGTAATTTCTCAACTTCTTCCAGATTATCTATTGTTAGTTTTAGTGTATACTTATTTGATTTTTCTGCAAATTTTAATCTTGCTCTTGCATGGGTACCAAGCCCTAATGATTTATGCAACTCTTCCTCTGACATTTCAGGTAATCTTTCAAAATTTGCTTCTCTTACTCTATTGCTCGACCGTTTAGTAATTGTTTTTAATTCATAAAATCTATTTTGGTATTTATTTTTTCTATCAATATCATCTTGTCTTTTTTTTAATTCTTTCTTTTTTGTTTCCAAATACTTTACATAGTCGTCTAATAATTTTAATATTATATCTTCTACTAAATATTCTTCTTGACCAGTAATTAATAAATCATTTAAAAAATCTTCATCTGAAAATGCTGAAAATATTTTAAATTTACACAATAACATATATAAATAATAATTACAAACATTACCAGAATTAGCTCCACCTAATAATTCTAAATTATCATTCATTTCTTCAACTAATGTATTAATTTTATCTTTTATAAGTTGTGGTGATAACATAGGACGACTCTTTAAGACGCTACAATTTAAATCATCATTTACTTCAGCACGATTAATTTTTTTTAAAAGTTCTTCACTAAATTTCTGAATCATTATATCATTAGCTATATATCTTTGATTAACTATATTAAATCTATAAAAATCATAATTATTTTTTATTCTATTACAACATTTATGAGACCATGCATATTCTATTTTTAATTTCTCTCTAATCTGAAGCTCATCTTGTGGAATATTAGTATTATATAGCCACAAATGTGAAATTGCAGGTAAAATTGCTAATATATGTTCACATTCTATTTTATTAGTTTGACTATTAGATCCCAACTCAGTATTGCATAAATAACATTTATCTGCTGGATTAGGTGGACCTATTATATGAGCACACTGTACTGGTGCTCTAGTTGGTTCTAATTTTGATCTAATTTTATCTGATATATCTGTTATAAAAATACTTTTGATATATGAAGTGTGTCCCTCACTAGAAGTTTTTACCCATTCATCACGAGATGGAATATCTTTATCCATATTATCAATAAATTCTTGACTCATAAAATAGTCTATTCTTGATTGAATATATTGTTGCCTTTCCAAAGTTAATTGATTAGTTTGCAAATAATCTGTTAGTTTTTTTTGTACTAATTCTTGTAATAAAATTCCTCCAGCTTGATTTATATTTATTTTAGATGCTACAAAATGATTATTATTTAATATTGTTACTATTTTTTGTTTAAAATCTGCAATATTATTAAATCCTAGCTGATTCATTAATGTTGATCGTGAATTAGTTGCTCTTAACCATAAATCTAAACTCATATTTAATATATATAAATAAAACAATTTTTAAATTATTTCATCAGCCAACCCTAATTTGCGATATTTTTTTGCATCCCATACACATCCTTCTCTAAAATAATTATCTAGCTTATGCATATTTAATTTGGAATTAATTTGATTACATAAAATATCATAAATATTTTGTTTTAATTGAACAATTTCATTGATATCATTGTTACATTGTTTAAAATAATTCCAAAAATATTGATTATCACTAATTTTTGTTAAAAAGCATTTAGCATTTTTACTGATTATTCTATAATCGCAAATAGCAGCTAACATAATACCACAGTCATAACATTCTTTATCAATAATGGAAATAATTTCATAATTCAAATTAAGTTTGAATATTAAAAATTTAATTAAATCTTCAATAAAGCCTCCTTTTGTATTGATATGTAACATAATGCTTTGATTTTTAAGCAGATTACTATTATTAACTATTAAATTTATATACAACATTAATTGTTGAATTGAATCATTATTAACTACAGCATCAAAATAAATATGATTATCTAACAGTAAAATAGTATCTAAATTTAAATTGTTACTATATTTATGATATAATTTCGATTTACTATAATCAAAATCAGAGTTTAATAAATTATTAAAATTTGATTGTAAAATATCAAATTTTCTTTTATTCATACTTTCGTTATTGTTATTACTAATAACACTAATAACAATAATTTTAAATCAATTTAAATAAAAAAAATTGATTTGTTTTTTTTTGAAAATATATAAAAACAAATCAATAAAACAAATAGAATAATGTCATCGTCAACCGTTCTTTCCCTGTATATCCCGGTTATTTCTGGTTCGACTACAGAAAATTACATTAAGAAAATGTTTGATCAACACAAAATTGGTAAAGTAATGCGTGTTGATTTTGTTAAAAATATTGCAAAAAATCGCCGTGAAGCGTTTATTCATTTTGATGAATGGTATACTACAGACGAGTCTTTTAAGCTTCAGCAAGACATCATGAATCCATCTACAAATACTCGATTTGTTTATACCCCAGCAGGACGATTCTGGCCACTTTTGGTAAATAAGAATGCACATAAGCGTGTTAATAATCCTAATTATGAAATGGTTGATCTAGAAGAGATTAAGAAGGATTGCAAGCAAACTGTTGGAGAGTTTATTAAAAATGAAAAAGCCAATATTCTAGACAAGAATCTAGAGGTTAAGAGGTCAAAGACGTGGGCTGAAGTAGTTTAAATAAAAAAAACAATTAAATATAAAGATATGATTTAAAATAAAATTGTTTTCAAGCTAAAAATAAATTTTTTTTTATTAATATTATATTTTGATTATATTAATAAATAATGCCACAAAAAACATATGAAAATGATAGGCAAAAAAAACACGAGTCAAAACATCGAAATCGAGATAAATCATTTTATTCAAGAAAATTTGTAGATCATCAAATAAACAATCAAAAAATCAAATATGAAACAAAAAATAATAATAAAAAAAATTGATCAATCAAAACAAAAATATTTTTTATATATAAATAAATTTTATAAATGGGTGCTGGTATCTTACCAGTTGCTTTATATAGAGGTAGCTTATTTCTGCTTTTAGGACAAGAAAGACATAATCATTTATGGTCAGATTTTGGAGGTAGCGCTAATAAAAATGAAAAACCAAAAAACACAGCAATTAGAGAAGGAACAGAAGAATTAAATGGATTTTTTGGAACAGAAGAAGATTTAGAATCAATTCTTGAATCAAATCTTATTACATCAATTTGCTATAATAAATATACATCATATGTTTTTAATACTCGTTATGATAAAAGTCTAATTCATCATTTTAAAAATACAAACCGATTTGCAGAAAAATATCTAAAAGATAAAATAGATAATGATCATAATGGTTTATTTGAAAAAAAAGAAATTAGATGGATTCCTGTACAAGAATTTAAAAATAAAGAAAGATTAGCAATTTTAAGGCCACATTATGTTGAAATAATCAATCAGGTTGTTAAACGAGAGCGATTTATTATCAACCATATTGAAAAGCTTTAAATAATTGAACAATTTTTTTTTACTTTTCAGTTGTCTGGGCTGCTTTTTTTCTCAAGAAATTGTTCTAGAGTTGCTCGTGTTTTGTTTAAATCAACATATGCAAAAAAAAATTGATCACTATTTTTAAAAAAATGATATCATTAAACATCACTAAAACATGAGCGAAAATATGGAAACCAAAGAAAAACTGAATTTAATTCAGGGTTCATTAAATGAACATCTTACAATGTCATCACTTTTTGGTATGCAAGTAACACCCGAAACAGTTAATAATTATTATGATAATTTTCGTCCAGGTATTACATCTTTAGATGAAGTAAGGAAACTAATTAAAGAGGGAAAAATATATAAGCTTGAATATTATGGTAGTAATATCAGTAATTTTTCAGATGACTTTTAATAGTGATGGAAAAAATAACACTTAATGCGTGTTGTATAATAATATTATTTACCAATTTACCATAATTATATTTTTTTTTGTAAATAAATTTAATTTGACTAAATAAAATCTATTATAAGTTAAATGTTAGACAATTTGACTAAAAATAAATTTGGTATAGTTTATACACCCAATAATTTAGTCAAACAAATGTTAAATGTAATACCAAAAAATTTATTGCAAAATCAATCTCTCAAATGGTTAGATGTTGGTGCTGGAACTGGTAATTTCTCTCAAGAATTGTTTGATTTATTGAATGAAAATTTAAAACAATTGATTCCTGATAATGATAAACGATACAATCATATATTGGATAATATGTTATTTATGATAGAAATTTATGAGCCACATATTGAAATTTTGAGAGAAAAGTTTAAAAATAATGAAAATATTATTTTTCAAGATTTTTTGACTTTTAATCCTGAGTTTCAAT